ATTGGTTGAATTTTTGAGCACGAATTGAAGTAAGATTCAATCGAAAGTTGAGCGGACACCGGCAAACCGTATGTCTTCTCAACAAGCTCGCGGTCCGACTGCAGCACCTCAGCGCGCAGCCCCGCATCAATTCTATCCTCGGTAATATCTAGACTTTGTTCATGCCAGTCTTTACTACCTGACAATCCAGAGTAACGGGCTTTCCCGTGGGTGCATCTGTGTAAGTACTTGGCAAAGGCACTACACACAGGAACCCCCGGGCATTCACATAACAAGCTCATCGCCTTAGCACGAAGCAATTCCGCGCGCGCTTTTGGCGAGAAGCGACTCTCAGAGAATGTCCAACCAGTGTTCAACAACTTCTTGATTGGATCACACATCACACGCATGCTTTCATCTGAGAAAACCATACTACAAAACCCCGCCTCAGCAAGGGTCGAATGATATTCTAATTTGATTCGAAATCCGAGTTTCTCAAAGACTGATGCGTCGATGGGTTTAGATACTCGGAATAACCCATCGTCTCCCTCAACAACTCCTCTGAAAGTGGCTCCAGCTCTATGGCAGGCGAACGCCATGAGCATATAATTCGTGAAACCATTTCCCAGGGAAGTGCACATGTCTCCAGACATTCTGCAACCAGAGACTTTGGTCGTAAGCGACCCAAAGCGCAACGTATTTTTCCCGGCGAGGACTGTAGACAGGATGTCAGCCATCCTCCGACCATTGACACAGTACTTAAGCATGTGGCGGTACAACTGCAACTCACACGCTTTAAGGATCTTGGGATGGAAATGTGCCTCAAAGCTCGTGTAGTCCGTCGCAATATATAGAGCACCAGCTTGATACAACCTATCGTGAACATAGCGAGCCCTATCAGCAACCGGAACATGCTTAATAAACGGATCAAATCTGTATAAACATTTCTCAATCTCAGCAAATATCGGCCCAGAGAAAGCCTTAAAAGCATCCGATCGAGAGTTAATCGTGCGTGCTTCTTTAAAATCCCACCCAGAGTGGTAATAAGATTCACGCTTAATAAAACTGGAACAAGAAGTATGCCTATTGCTAATGCACATATTCGCCCGGCACCACTTATCAACAATTTGAGACTGCCTCCAGAGAGGGTAATTAGTGCCAGCCAACCATTTCGACACAGAAAATCTAGTACCAACTGGGAGTGGTGTAATATTTCTCTGTAGGAAGCTTCGCACAAAAGAACGGAAATCTCGAAGAACTCGGCCATCAATATTCGGGCGTTTGCACCCAACCCGTTTACAAACACCTCCGACCAGTGTTCTGGCGTCATAAGGGTCCGCAGACGGTGGGCAGGCCCCCTCGATATGGCATCCGAGAGATACACGAGGGATATCAACACGAGCATACTTACGACCTCGGCTAACCCGAAGATCAGCCCTGACGTCTTTGTAGCCGCCCATTTTACACTGCCAACGACGGTATCCGTAGGCAATGGTGTATCGTTCGGAATCAAGGGGGGATGGTGAAAATACGGGGTCTCTGAATCAGGCAGCCTCTGCCCTCCCGCACACAAATAAACGCTGAAATCATTGATAAAATCAATGGTGTCGTCCTTGATGTTAGCGTAATAGGACGGCACATTCACAGTTGAAGCGGCAATGGCATACTTTGTACTCAAAAATTCTCGCTTCACAGCGTTCTGCACAATGCAAATGGGCCCCTCTCTCGCAAGCACACTCGCTGCCACAGTGAAAGACACGATCGCTTCACAACTCGATCGCATTGTAGACCCTTCCACTGGATTCGTCAATAGGTCACCGATTGGCTTTGCCCACCTCATGGTTCTCGTCACAACAAATTGGTGCAACTGAGGTTCTTGCTTGAGCATATCAAAAGCCATATCATTGACAGGTCTTTGGTCCAACTTGGTCTCAACATCCAATTCAACTTCGTCGATGTATTCCCAAGCATGGCACCGCATACGCCCTTTAAAAAGGGGTTCTTGCCCGTCAATACTCATCAACATCCGCATGAAATAGTTACGACGAGTATCAAAGGCACGGAAAGACCTTACCCCGCGCAAGAGATCGTAGTAAAAGTCCACAGCTCGGACATGCGCGGGTAGAACCTTATCAGGTTCTTCGTGTTTCTTCTCTTCTTTCGCATCATTGTGACCTTGTAGCTTGGCTTCCTCCTCCATAAGTTGCCCAGCTATATGTTGCGAATTCGCCTTCTTCTTGTCCCGACGACGTCGTTGCTTCTCTCCTTTGTACCGACGGTGACGATCACCACTGTCTGAAGACCCAGAGGCACTGGGTGAAGATATATTGAGCGACAACTTACTCTCTACAGTGTGCAACTGTGGAGCAGACACGGATATTTGTTTAGTTGTGGCCATGGTAATAAAGATATCGGAAGCACCTGTGATTTCGGGGCACAGACCCGGACAATTTTAGCCACCCCAGGGAATGTCAACCCAGCTTTCACTCGGCCAGAGGTTCGTGTGGTGGTAATGACGCCGCAACCCATTTGCCACAAGGCCTTGACAGGACCAACGTCCAAGCCTTAGGTATTCTGATTGAGGCAGGAAAGGAATAGGAGGTTACCTTGTGTAGGACCTGTGTCGACGCACGGGGACTTGCCAAGGCGGCCTTTCGGTCGCTGGACCTACGACGGCGGCCCGTAGGTCGTCGCGGTCCACTTGGTTCGCACCGGTACATCGATCAATTATCCACGACAAGATCAAATGCATGAAGCGTAGGAATATACGCCGATATATTTTTGTTTGTTTCATCTTTTTCTGGTTTTTGTTTGTTTTATGGTTCAGCACACTCGGAAATGGTAACATCCACAAAAGTATTCACTGTGGGTAAGACACCGTCAGTTCCCACAGTTATCACAGTGTCAACATTCGAAGCGTTCAATTTGTAATAGCGCGTGTATGTGGCGTATAAGAACGACCCAGATGCGGGGTTCTTAAAGTCGCCAGTTGACGAACCTTGAAACTTGGTCTGATTATACGTGGTACCATTGACACACGTAATCGTAGGATAAGTCAAGTTTGCGTTCGCGTCGCCAGTCCAGACAAATCTGACCATATACACTGTACCGGCAACCACGTTTGCTGCTGGTATGGTCAATGTCCTCGCTGCGCGATCATACACTACACCCAAGCTATTAGACACAGTCGATAGCACACCCACTGCCGAACCCAAAGGCAAGGCGTTGGTGAAAGTGTCGGCATAGAAATGTGAATACCACGCTGCACTCGCAGACGCTGGCCACAATCTAGGTTTCTTCAGCCACACATCGTAAACAATGTGCAACTCACCCACAACGGCCGCAGCTTGCGAACCGTTAGTGCCCAAATAAAAATTTCCGTGATCATACTTCGCCAAGTCATCAGCTACCGACCCAAGTCTGACAAGCTTCGACCTCATTAGGGTCATATCAGACTTACACTCAACCGGGTAGATATTGGACTCTGAGGGTTTACCATCAGCGGCACCGGCTAGTGCGAGCATTTCCAACTTGCTATTGGGTGATACTTGGTATGGATTATACTGGACACCGCCAATGACTTGACCCAAGGCGGTGTTGGTGCTGTTCAAAGCATTTGCTGATGTTGATTTGAAAAAGAAAATGCAGCCATTTAACTCATACTCCTGAAAGGCTGAGGCCACAGTCGACAACCACGGGAAAGTGGCTGCCTGACCAGGATTTATTGGATATTTTGTGGCAGCAAATGCGACAGAAGATGACACATCTCCCAAATACTCATGATGAGCGATACGCACACCACGGTCTAAAGTGGCATGCATCTCGGGCACTCGGGAGGCCAGGATGCGTTCCGCGTCTGCGGAGGTGTAAGCTCCAAAACCCAGAAGTTTGGAGACACCAGTCACAGCTAGACCAGCTCCTGGTATGAATTGGTTGGCAATCCCAGACAAACCCCGCACAATAGCTGTGCTAGGGTTCGACTGGGGCCGCGGTCTGTTACTCGTGTAAGGCGAGACACGACTGCGTTTGCGTTTCGTCTGGGATTTATTTTTCTGCTTGTTTGGCATTAAAGATGACTCCTAAGTCAACGAAACAGTAAGTTTCAGTTCGTATACGCTCAACGTTCTGC